CCGGATTTTCGGGACCCGGATTTTCGCACCTATTGGGACCGCGGCGTCCTCACTCAAGACGAAATCGAAAGGGCTCGCTATGTCAAAGCGGAGTACGGCGTCACCATCAAACCCGAGCAGATCGCGTGGTGGCGACGCGAGGCTGAGTTCCGAGTCGAAGAGTACATGCTCAGACACTACCCCTGGACCGAAAAAGAATGCTTCATCGCGTCCGGATCGGGTTTCTTTCCTGCCAAACGCACCTTGGAGATCGGAGAGGCTTTGGGGGAGGGGGCACCCTACAAAGGATATCAATACACTTTTGAAGAGGAGTTTCTATCGTCCCGTATAGAGCAAGTTGTTGACAAGGAGCTGGTGAACCTCAAAGTTTGGGAGTCGCCGCAGCCTGGCGGCGTCTACGCCATCGGCATCGATCCCGCCGGCGGCGGCGGTGGCGATGCCAACGATCACGCCGTCCAGGTGCTGCGCTGCTATGCCGATCGCGTCGTCCAGGTCGCCGAGTTCATGTCAAACAAACCCCTCACCTACCAACTGGCGTGGGTCCTTGCGCATCTGTGCGGAGCTTACCGTGACCACATGGCCAACCTTGAAGTCACCGGGGTTGGTGCGGCTGTCATGCCCGAGGTGCGCAACCTGCGTCAGCTTGCGGAGCGCGGAATACTACAGGGCAACCCAGGTGCCGGCAGCATTCTCGACATCATCGGATCGGTGCGGTGGTTCCTCTACAAGCGGCCCGACACCATGGGCGGCGCCGGCAACGTGGTGAACTGGAAAACCAATGTCGACAACAAATCGCAAATCTATGCCGAGTTCCGCGACTCCCTCATGCTCCGACGCGTCGAGATCAGATCGTTACGCCTGGTCCAGCAACTCCAGGCCATCGTCGAGGATGGCGGCTGGCTTGGCGCGGGTCCTGACACCGGGGAAAACGACGATCTCGTTTCTGCTGTGGTACTCGCTCATCATGTTTGGATTGAATGGCGCCGGCCTGGTCTGGTCGCTCGCAATCTTACTTGGGACTCGGTGAACGGCGAGCGCCCGCCAGGCGACATCGGCACCGTGCTGTCGTGGGCGTTCTCGCGGAAGATGGCAGAGATCAATCGCAAGGCGACGGAACGTAAGCAGAGGTTCTGATGATCCGCGACGACGACAGACCAGAGGTGGAGGCCTTCGTGTGCGGCTTTGGCATTGCGATGCGAGCTGCCGTCGGCTCGCTTGACGCCGCGCTGTTCGCCTACGCCGTGGAGCTGGCGCGCGAACTGTATCCGCCCTATCCGCACGCGCCGACCAACAACTGCAACACATTCGGAACCCACAAATGAGCGAGAGCAAGCGCTACCGCGAGTGCATGGCCGAGATCAACGGGGTCTTGAAAAAGTACGACATGGCCGCCGCGATCACGGTGGTCGACAAAGAGCGCGCCATGTTCAAGTACGTGTTCCCAACCTGGGCCGCCATCAAGTTCGAGGGCTCAGACAAGATTCGACTCCGCGCGCTGCGCAAGGATTACGCGACCGAAGCGGAGCACATGCGGGCGCTTGAGTTGTCGGCTCACATCATCATGCAGTTTCGCGACATCGCGGCGCAGACGTTTTCTTTCTGTCAGCACCTCGCCGACAGCATCGGCAAGCAGCTGACGATCGAGCACCAGCCCTATGCCGACTTCGATCCGGAGCGCGAACATTGAGCGAGCAATACTTCGTCGAAACCGAGCGCATCGATCGCCTGATGGAGTTTGTGGTCGGCGAGTTCGACGACCCGTTGCATGCCGCGCTGGCGTGCCTGATGGCCTATGTCTTCATCTGCGAGACGCACAGCGGCGCGTCGGATCGCGCCGCGATGGTCCGACACGCGACCGACGCGATCATGAGCATGAAGACCTCGCGTGGGGAGCCCGACGAGATGAGGCCGCAATGAAATTCTACGTCGGCATTCACCAACCTGCGCTCGCGAAGCACTTCGATCGCGCGTTCATCAGCATCAATCGGCTGTGGGGGCGCAAGCGGCCGGTTATCTGCGGCGAGTGGATACTCGACAGCGGCGCGTTCCACGAGATCGAAATGTTTGGTGACTACCGACACGACCCCGCCCTCTACGCCTCGGAAGTCAACCGCCTGGCCCGACTCAATCCGGGCCTGATCGCTGCCGTGTCGCAGGACTGGATGTGTGAGGGTTTCATCCTCGACAAGACCGGCCTCGCGATCACGGACCATCAACGGCTCACGATCGAGCGCTATGACGCGCTCGCGGCTAAGGTCCGCGGCGTCTATCTGATGCCGGTGCTGCAGGGATACGCGCCGCAGAGCTATGTAGCGCACATAGATCAGTACGGCGATCGCCTGGCGCTCGGCGCTTATGTTGGTGTCGGCTCGTTGTGCAAACGCAACGGCGACATGCGCAAAATCGAGGCCGTGATCCGCACCATCAAGCAGGCGCGGCCAGACCTGCAGCTGCACGGGTTCGGGCTCAAGCTGACGGCGCTGCGCAGCGGCGAGGTGCGCGAAGGCCTCGCCAGTGCCGACAGCCTGGCTTGGTCGTGGTCTGCCCGCCGGCAGGGCCGCGACGCCAACAACTGGCGGGAGGCGCACCGTTTCGTCAGGCGCGTCGAGACGATGCCGGTGCAGCTCGCATTGAGGCTTGCATGACCTACTGCCCGCGCGCGAAAAGCGACATGACGCCGTGCGTGGTCCGCGACGGGACGATCGCGTATGCGATGAGCAGCATGGACGCGCCGATCTGCGTCGGGTGCGAGCAGGGGCCGACGATCACCGGCGTCGCGATGCCCGCCGCGGAGTGGAAGCAAATCGTCGACACCTGGTACAGGCAGCACCCGCGCGATCGGCGACGGAGGGACTGAAAATGACGCAGCGTCTCGATATGATCGACGTCTCGCACTACAACCCGGTGAGCGACTGGAATGGCGTCAAGGCCGCCGGCGTGATTGGCGTCATCTTCAAGGCGACCGAGGGCACCGACTACCTCGACCCGACGCTGGCCGATGGCATCGCCGGCGCCGCCGCCGCCGGCGTGCCGTACTGCACCTATCACTTCATCCGCCCCGGCGACATCGGCGATCAGATGCTGTTTTACTGGTCGGCGATCAAGCCGCGACCGGGCGAGCGCATGGTCATCGACTACGAGGATAGCGCTGTGACGCTCGACGAGCTGCGCCGGGCTGTCACCGCCCTGCAGATCATGAGCCGGCAGTGGGGCCTCAACATCCAGATCACGGTCTACAGCGGCAACACGCTCAAGGAAGCGCTGGGCTCGACCAAGGATGATTTCCTGGCGGCCAACACCGACTTGTGGCTGGCGCAGTACACGTCCGGGCAACCGAGCTGGCCGAAGGAAACCTATCCGGTCTATTCGCTGTGGCAGTACAGCGAGAGCGGCAGCGTGCCAGGCGTCGAAGGCACTGACGTTGACCTCAACACGTTCAACGGATCGCGCGACAATTGCTTGCTCTGGATCGGTCCGGCAGGGGCACCGGCGCCGACGCCGGCGGTCCCCAGCGTCAGCATCGATATCGCCGGCGAAGTCAACGTCACCGTTGTCGTCAACGGTGTGACGGTGGTCGCGACATGAGCGTCCTCACCTGGCAAATCGTCGACGGCGTCGCCATGGTGCTGCCGGACGATCAGCGCGTCACCTTCCCGTCGAATCTCGACACCTCGAAACCCGTTTACGAGGCCCCGCAGAACGCACACAGGGACGCAGCCGATGCCGATAGCCAGGACCTACATGTGCCCCGAGTGTACCCACCGCATCGAGGTAATCCTCTCAACCGACGAATGGGACTCGCCTCCGCCCGACTGCCCGCGCTGCGCTGAGCAGGCGATGCGTCAGGAGTTCAAGCCGGTCGCGATCGGCGGCTCGAACGTCGGCAGGGCGGCAGCGCTCGCCGAGACGATCATGCGCGAGGATTACCAGGTCGCCGACTACAAGTCCGATCGCCGCGCCGGGGGCCGCGGCCAGGTCCGCTACACCGACCAGGGCAAGCCGAACGCGCAGGCGTGGGGCGCCGCCGAGGGTGTGCTCAACACGGCGATTGCGCTGGGCCGCGAGACGCGCCTCAAGCATGGCGGCGATGGGCTCGACATGCTGCAGCGCGCGCTTCGCAGCGGCGACCAGGTCGACCTGATCGAGCAATCGAAGCGGCGATCGATGAAGGTGTACTGATGGATGAGGAACAACGGGCCGCCGGCGAATTGGTGGACCGCATCAGAAACGCGCTTGACCTGGCGTGTGAGGCGCAAGTCATTTCGCGAGACATAGCGGTTTGTATCGCCGTCACGCTGCTCGGGGAGCAGCTGGCAGCGATCGAAGACGAGCGCACGCGCGCGGTGATGTTGAAGGCTATTCTCACGAACCTGCCGTTTGCGGTCGACCACGCGCGCGGCACCTCCACGGTGTTCGAGGAGGCGGCCCGCGCGGCTGATAAGCGGCAATGATTGCGGGTTTTGGAACCAAACAGGAAGGACGAATCAATGAGCGAATTGGCACAGTGGCGTTCACACAAGATTGTCCGCGCCGGCAAATTGATGGCGCAGCAGGTCGAGCACGACGAGAGCGAGGGGTCCTCCACTCTGACGGTAGAGGATGTCAACGGGGCGCCTTGTAAGGTGCGGGTGCCGGCAAACTTTTTCGCCCGTGGGGCGCCCAGCCCTGGCGACTACATCGTGATCTATGACGACGGCTATGTGTCGTGGTCGCCGGCAAAGGTCTTCGATGAGGGCTACACAAGGTACTACGGCGCAACGCAGCCGGCCTAGACGGGCATGTAAGGATGCGCGTGACTTTCCTCGATGGCGGTCGCGAGGCGCAGTGCCCGCCCGATCCGCTCTATCCGAACGGCATTAAGGTCGACATCTCGCGCGGGGCGGCGCAGGCCTGCGTCGTCAACCTCCCCTATCCGGCGCCGCGGTGCGGGCAGTGGGTCATCGGCTGCGAGCGCTGCCACCAGGTCAACATCGTCTCCGCCGCCGGTCGCCCCGACGATCCCCGGCAGGTGCGGATCGCGTGCAGGCCCGACGCATGACAGCACAGATCATCGCGTTCAAGCCGCAGACGCAGCCCGGCAACGGAGCCCGCGAGGCGTTGACCCGTGATTTCGGCCTTGAGCCGGTGGAGGCCGACAACATGCTGGCGTGCCTGTGGCTGGCCGGGTTCAAGATCGTGCCGCTCGACGAAAGGGACCTGGCCGAGCCATGAAGATCAGCGACCACAAGCACCGCATGCCGGACGGCAACTGCGTCCGCTGCGGCAAAAAGCTGACCGGGGCGAGCGGCATCGACGTGGACGATCGCCCCAACCCGGGCGATCTCTCGGTTTGCGTTTGTTGCGGCTACCTGCGCACCTTCGCCGAGGACCTCACGCTGCGCGAGCTGACCGCGGCCGAGCTGGACGCGTTCATGCGGGACCCCGAAATGAGCGACCTGGTGCAGAGGATGCGGAGGACCGTCCGTGCCGCCGGCAAGATTGGAACTTGATCCTAACGTCATGAGGTGTGTAGCTTGGGGCCGACCGGACAGTCCCAGGCGGCCATTCTGCGGCCTGTGTCATAGCTACATCCCAGAGGATTCCTGCCCTCTGATGTTGTGGCGTGAAGACGGTAGCGCCGCGTCGTTCTGCGATGGCTGCACTGGCATCCTGTTCCGGGTGCGTAGTGCTGAGGATTCCGACCGACAAGCGTGAGCTTGGCCCCTGGTGTCAGGAGCTGGTCGACGTTTGCATGGCCTCGGCGCCCGACCGCGGGCGCACCTACACCCAGGCGACGCAATACTACTACTCGGGTTCATTCGGCGCCCGCGCCGCCATTTTCAACAAGGTCAAGGGTTTCGTCGACAAGCTGGCCGGCTTCCTGATGCAGCCGACCGATGTGCGGTTCCAGATCGTTTTCGACTCTGGCGAGCCCGACAACGTCCTGGAACGCGCGCAGCTCGTTAGCGAAAAGCTGACAGCCGACTTCCGCCAGACCGACGCCGATGTGCAGTTCGCGGAAGCCGTGGTGTGGTCGCTGGTCAACGGCTGCCACATCCTTAAGGCCGCGCCGCACCAGCGCAGCAACACCTTCCGGCTTTGCCCGGTTCACGCGCAGAATTTCGGGGTGCTGTCGGAATCGGTGCTCGGGCTCGATGAGCAAGAGGCGTGCTGCCACGTCTCGTTTCCCACCATCTCCCGCCTCGACGGCCAGCTCAAGCAGATCGACCACCCGCGCCGCAAGCAGATCATCGAGCAGTGCGTGGAGGCGCGCCAGCACAAGGAGGATGAGGAGGAGCCGACATTCCTGCATCAGATGGTGGTCGGCGGGCTGCAGCCGCTCGGCAACGTCGGCGACGTGCCCGAGGCCGCCGGCATCGTCCAGGTGTTCGGCCTGCCGTCGCCGTGGCGCCCGCAAAAGCACTTCGACCCGATGAACCAAACGGTGCGGCACTGCGAATTGTGGGTGCAGGACCAGAACCGCGACGGCGACTACTCGACCCTGCAGCTGATCTATCCGGACATCTTCATCGAGGGCGACGTCACCCGGCGCAACCTGTCGCGGGTGCCGGGCCACACGCCTTTCGTCAAGGTGCAGCCGCAGGCAACGCCCGGCTATTTCTGGGGCCGCTCGATCATCGCCGACGTGCAGATGCTGCAAGACGTGCTGACCAAGCGGCTGCGCGATCTCAAGGTCATGTGGGACCGCAACGTCAACGCACCGCAAGTGCTGTCGGGTTTCTCGTCGGTCACCGAGGAGATGTATTTCAAGATCATCAACGAGGGCGGCTTTCTCGCCGACCCCAACCCCAACGCCAAAGCCAACAAGCTCTCCGAGCCGCCGCCGCAAGGTGCCCTGGAGGAAATCCAGTTCCTGCTGCAGCTGTTCGACGACGCGGGTGGGTTCAGCCCTATAATGTCCGGTCAGGGCGAGCCCGGAGTCCGGGCGGGCGTGCATGCACAAACGCTCGTCCGGACTTCATCGCCGCGTTTGATCGACCAGGCGGCGCGCGTCGAGCGCCAGCTCGCCGACTGCGGCTACATCAGCCTGCGCGTCATGCAGAGCGAAGACGCGCTGATCTACACGACCGACAAGGGCATCGAGTTCACGCTCAAGATGCTGCCGGACAATTTCCAGGTTCAAGTCGACAGCCACTCGGCCTCGCCGGCCTTCGCCGAGGACAACCGCCAGGTCGCCATCGCGCTCGCCCGCGCCGGCGCGATCGACGCCGAGGACCTCATCCACATGCTGCACCCGCCCGGCGCCGAGCTGCTGCTCGCCAGGCTGCGCCAGCGCGAGAAAGCGCAGGCCAAGGCCGCCGAAAAGAAGGAAAACAAGGAAACGCTCCTGCAGCTCGTCACCGGCAAGACGCCCAAGAGCGGGGCCGGCCGCACCGCCAAGAAAGGCCGCTAGTTGCCAGAACGCGCAGACGGCGTTAATTTCCCGCGTCGGTTTCGGTTCTCGTTTCCTCCCTGGACCGACGAAACTACCCGGGTGCCCGGAGGTGTGGAGGGTCGGTCCCCACCGCCCCCAGCGCTCAAGACCCCGCACCCTCGGGGACCCGGGCATCGACTTGCGCGCGCTTCTGACCGGACGAGCGCAAATCGAGAGTTTGAAAGATGGCCAACATCGACGGCGCTCCTGCGCCCGATGAAGCCGGTCCCGGTCCCGGCGCAGGCGGCCCTGGCGGCGGCCCCCCTGGCGGCGATCCGTCAGGCGGCGGGCTTCTCAGCGCGTTGCGCGCCCAGCAGTCAGGCCCCGAACAGTCGGCGCCAGGCCAGGGCGACCAGGCCAACAGCCTGCTCATGCTCAAGAACGCGATCGATCTCATCCAGCAGGCGCTGGCTGGCCTCGATCCTGGCAGCCCGCCACACCGCGATGCGCTCAATGCGCTGCGTCAGCTGTCGCGCCACCTGCCGCAAGGCGCACCGAGCGCAGGTGCGCAGCAAACCCAGCTCGGCGACATCCTGCGCATGATCGGCCGCTCGGGGCTGCTGCAGAGCTTGCGCGGCCGGCAAAAGGGCGGCGGCGGCGGGCCACCGGCGCCGATGCCCTCCACCCCCCTGCCAGGAGCTTGAAGACGATGGCACAGAACCGTTCCTACGATCCCCCGATCACGTCGCCCCCCGAGACACCCCCGCGCACCATCCTGCAGGTCGACACTCAGTCGGAAGTGTCAGAGTGGGGCGCGATCCCGGCCGTGGTGCCGAAGCCTGAAGGCGGCGTGCCGCTGCAGCCGCGCATCGTCGGCAAGACCAACAACAACTGAGGCGCCCGATGCCCAAAGAAGTGAGCGACGAGGAATATGCGTACCTGATGGGGCGCAAGCAGGTCGCCGACTTCATCGAGCCGATCTACAACGACCCGGTGCTGTCGAAGGACGCCAAGCGGCTGATCAAAAAGAAGTACCCCAACGTCAAAATCCCCGACCTCGAAATCGAAGAGATGGTCGAGAAGCGTTTCGCTGACGAGGACAAGCGCCGCGACGACGAGACGAAAAAAACCACTCGCGAAACGCAGGAGGCGAAGTGGAAGGAGTCGCGCGCCAAAGTGCAGAAGGAATACGGCTTCACCGACGAGGGCATGAAGGACCTGGAGGCCTTCATGCTTGAACGCAACGTCGGCGACTACGAGGTGGCGGCGAAGTACAAAGCACCCGCTTCGCCGCGCGCCTCGGAGCCGACCTCGCGTCACGGCGAGTCGTGGGGCTACGGCGGCAGCAACGACCAGTTCAAGGAAATCGCCAAGGACCCCGAAGCGTGGGGCCGCGGCGAAATCTTGAAGGCCCTCAAGGCCGACCAGGACCGGGCAAGACAAGCTTATTAGCGGAGGTTCCACATGCCCATCTTAGGGGCCGGCCTGATTCCATCAGGGCCGATCGGTCTTGAACTCGAAGCCACCGTGCGGCGCGTGTTCGCGCAGATGGTGGTCGTTCTCATCTACAGACAAAACCCGCTGCTGGCGCTGTTGCTGCGCAACGCGATCCGCGCCTCGGGTGGCGTCTCGCCGTACACCCAGCCGGTGCAGACCGGCCAGTATGTCGAGTCGTCGTGGATTGGCCCGGCCGGCCAATTCAACATCCCGCCCGATGTCGCTGCGACCGTCAACGCCGAGTTCAACATGTGCGCGCTGGCGACGCCGGTGACGAGCTACGGGCTTGAGCAGCTGGTGACGCAGGACGCCGTCGCGGTGTGCTCGCGCCTCATGCTCAAAATGAACGACATGAAAAACTCGGCGCTCAAAGCGCTCACCGAAGCGCTGTTCACGTCGTCGGGCGCCAACGTGCTGCAGATGTTCGGTCTCTTAGATGCGTATGGCAACGCGACCACGGCGCCGGTCTATGGCGGCCTCGATCGCACCGTTTATCCGCAGTGGCAGGGCCTGGTGGTGCCGACGGCCGGCAACGTGCTGACGCGCCAGTTGTTCATTCCCAACATGCTGCGGGCGGCTAAGAACTCGGGCGGCGAAGCGCTCGACTTCGTGGTGATGAGCGTCGAAGACTGGACCACGCTGATGACCGACTTCATGTCGATCGAGCGCTACAACAACGACCCGTCGTCACGCTGGGGCAAGGACGACCCCGTCAACTCCGGATTCAGGGGATTGCTGCTTGGCGATACACCGATCTTCTTCGATCTCAACTGCCCGCAAGGCACTGCGATCGGCTTCAACAGCAAGTACATCACCCTTGT